ATGAGTCTTTGATTGCTCTTCATGAAATTCTTCCATCTTTCCAGAAAGATAATAAACTGCAGAAAGTTCAGTGTGTAATTCTGACTGATGGAGAAGCACATTCTTTGAAGTATCATAAAGAGTTTCATCGTCGTCATGAAGATGGTCCTTATCTTGGTCTTAATTCTCTTGGAACGAATGCATTTTTGCGTGACCGTAAGACTGGAAACACATATTCTTTGGATATGGAATGGTATGGATTGACTGATGTTCTACTTCGCAATCTGCGTGATAAGTTTCCTACCGTCAATTTTATTGGTATGAGGATTTTGGAATCTCGTGATGCTAATAGTTTCATTCGTCGTTATACTGGTTGGGTTTCTAAAGATTATGAAAAAATTATGAATACCTGGAAGAAAGAAAAAACCTTCTCCATTAAGAACTCTGGTTATCATACTTACTTCGGTCTTTCTGCAACTGCTCTTGCAAATGATGCAGAGTTTGAGGTTGCCGAAGATGCCACTAAAACTCAAATCAAAACTGCTTTCGTTAAATCTCTCAAATCTAAAAAGATGAATAAGAAAGTGCTCGGTGAGTTTGTGGAACTGGTTGCTTGACCACTTTCCAAACTGTCCATCAGGGGGTCTTGCACCCCCTTTTTGCTGCTATAATAATCTCAGTTAAAAACAAAACGACCTAACTACATTATGCCTCGCAAGATTTCTGTGACTGACGACCAATTGATTGCTGATCTCAAATCTCTGTTCGGTTCTGAACTGAGTGCTGGTGATATTCGTGGATACTGTGCATCTAAAAATCTTGCTTATCCCACAATTACCCGTCGTTTGGATCAATTCAAGACTTCTCGTGGTCGTTGGAACCTAGAAGTTACTCCTACTGTTGTTGGTAAAATGGAGCAAGCATATCAATCTCCTGCTGCTCTTCCTGCCGTAGAACAAAACCTTATTCCCGATAAAGATGATACCTTCGTCAAGTTTGGCAATTTTAACGATATTAAGAAAATTATTCAGTCCCGTATTTTCTATCCTGCGTTCATTACGGGTCTTTCGGGTAATGGTAAAACGTTCTGTGTTGAACAAGTTTGTGCTCAACTGAATCGTGAACTGATTCGTGTGAATATCACCATTGAGACTGATGAGGATGACTTGATTGGTGGTTTTCGTCTTGTGAATGGTGAAACTGCTTGGCACAACGGACCAGTCATTGAAGCACTCGAACGTGGTGCAGTGCTACTTCTCGATGAGGTAGATCTTGCATCTAATAAAATCCTTTGCCTCCAATCCATTCTAGAAGGTAAGGGTGTATTCTTGAAAAAGATTGGTCGTTTCGTCAAACCTGCTGCTGGGTTTAATGTGGTTGCCACTGCAAACACCAAAGGTAAGGGTTCTGATGATGGTCGTTTTATCGGCACCAATGTCCTCAATGAGGCATTCCTAGAACGTTTCCCTGTGACCTTTGAGCAGTCTTATCCTGCTCCTGCTACCGAGCAGAGAATTCTGGAAGGCATTGCTCTGGATCTTGGTGTAGAAGATCGTGACTTCTGTAAGCGCCTTGTAGACTGGGCAGACATCATCCGTAAGACCTTCTATGATGGTGGTATTGAGGAAATCATCAGCACACGTCGTCTGGTTCATATCATCCGTGCTTACAGCATCTTCCAAGATAAAGGAAAGGCAATTCAAGTCTGCGTCAATCGATTTGATGATGAAACCAAAACCGCCTTCTTGGAACTTTATGACAAAGTTGATGCTGAGTTCCAAATGCCAGTTGACTTTGACCAAGCAAACTGATATAATTGGGGAAGGTAAAATTATGACCTTCCCCTCTTTTTGTTCCTTTACTATGATTTAAAATGTCTGAAATTCCTGATAAAAACGATAGCATTACTTTTATTGGATCTGCTCTTCCTGGTGGAATGTGTGATCAATCTTACTGGGAAGAAGATGGTATTAGTTTGACTGGCAATCCTTATGCTGCACCAGATCAACTTATTCTCAATTCCGATCAAGGTACGTTTAATATTAAAATGAACCAAAACACAAATTCTAATGGTTTCTGGAAATACAATGAAGATCAAATCCTGAAACAACTTGAACAATACATTGCTGGCACTTATAGTCAGCATTATGTTGATAGGACTGGTGGTGGAACAGAACAAACCCTTGATAAGATTAAGCACAATCGTCGTGAGGGTTTCTGTGCCGGTAATATCACCAAGTATACTGATCGTTATGATACAAAAGGAACTCCACGTGCCGACTTGTTTAAAGTTTTGCACTATACTATTCTTTTGATCAATCATCTCAACCTCGTTGAAAATAAGTGAAACTGCGAAATCAAACTATGAAACTTTCTGATAACACCCTTGCTCTCCTGAAAAACTTTGCCAAAATTAACAATTCTATTCTTGTAAAGAATGGTAATCAACTCCGTACAATTTCTGTGGCAAAGAATATTCTTGCCGAAGCAGATATTTCTGAAGAGTTCCCCCGTGACTTTGCTATCTATGATCTTAATCAGTTCCTGAATGGTTTAGAACTTCATCAAGATCCTGATCTTGATTTTACTGAAAACTCTTATCTTAGTATCAAAGAAGGTAAGCGTCGGGTGAAGTACTTCTATGCTGATCCTAATGTAATTATTTCACCTCCTGAGAAGGCAATTCAACTTCCTTCTGAAGATGTATGTTTCCAACTGGACAGCACTTCTCTGGAAAAACTAGTCAAGGCAGCAGCAGTGTATCAACTTCCTGATCTGTCTGCCGTTGGTGAGAATGGTGAGATCAAACTGGTGGTTCGTGATAAGAAGAATGATACTTCTAATGAGTATGCCATCGTGGTGGGTGAGACTGACTCTGAATTTACTTTCAATTTTAAAGTAGAAAACATCAAGATTATTCCTGGTGCTTATGATGTGGTCGTGTCTTCTAAACTTTTGTCTCAATTCACCAATACCAAGTATAACTTGAAGTATTATATTGCTCTGGAACCTGATTCAGAGTTTAAATGAACATCTTCGTTACAAACGAATTTCCTGCCGAATCGGCAATTTGTCTTCCCGACAAACATATCGTTAAGATGCCCCTTGAGTGTTGCCAAATGCTTTCCATAGTGGCATCCAAGTGGTATCATAATTATGGCACTCTTCCAAAAGCAGATGGTTCTGCCTATTCAACTGAGAAGGGTGCTTTTCGTAATCATCCCTGCACCAAATGGGCATCTGAATCAATTCATAATGCCTACTGGTTGATTAAGCATGGAATGAATTTGTGCGATGAGTATGCGGTGCGTTACGGTAAAATTCACTCGTGCTATAATACTTTACTGTCTGCCTACTATCTTTTCCCCAAAGGAAAGATTACTGAGGTGACTGAGTTCGTTCGTGCCATGCCTGATGAGTATAAACTTGACACAAGCATTGACACTTTTACTGCTTACAAGATGTATATTGCATCCAAACCTTGGGTTGCATCTAATTATCTTCGTATGCCGCAAAGAAAACCTGATTGGATTTAAATAGATTATGACAAGTGAATTTCTTTTTGTGGAGAAGTACCGCCCTCAAGTTATTGAGGATTGTATTCTCCCTGATGATACTAAAAAAACATTCAAGGAGTTTGTAGAGAAGGGTGAAATTCCAAATATGCTACTTGCCGGTCCTGCTGGATGTGGTAAGACAACAGTAGCAAAGGCACTATGTAATGAATTAGGAGTAGATTTTTATGTCATTAACGGATCCGATGAAGGTAGATTCCTTGATACTGTCAGAAACAATGCGAAGAACTTCGCTTCGACCGTCTCACTTTCTTCGGATGCTAAACACAAAGTCATCATCATTGACGAAGCAGATAACACAACCAACGACGTACAACTCCTTCTACGGGCATTTACTGAGGAATTTAGTAGGAATTGTCGATTCATCTTCACCTGTAACTACAAAAACAAAATCATTGAACCCCTTCACTCCCGATGTGCCGTCGTTGACTTTACAATCAAAGGAAAACAAAAACAACAACTTGCAGGAAGTTTCTTCAAGAGAGTTCTTCAAATCTTGGATTCTGAAAAAATTGAGTATGATGAAAAAGTTGTTGCGGAACTTGTATCAAAGCACTTTCCAGATTTTCGTCGAGTCCTAAACGAATGTCAGCGTTATTCCACGGGAGGGAAAATTGACACTGGCATTCTTGCATCTTTCTCGGACGTCTCTGTAAATGAACTTATTAAATCTCTCAAAGATAAGAACTTTCCTGAAGTCCGAAAGTGGGTGGTTGCCAATTTGGACAACGATGCTACTAGTTTACTTCGCAGGATTTATGACTCCTGTTATGATTGCCTTTTACCACAATCTATCCCTGCTGCCGTTCTTGTTATTGCTAAGTATCAATACCAATGTGCGTTTGTGGCTGATCAAGAAATTAACCTTTTAGCAGCACTAACTGAGATTATGGTGGAGTGTGAGTTCCAATGAGACCTGAAACTAGAGAAGCAATGGAGATGCTTTTTACTGCTAAGTGGAATCTCCCAAAGGCGGCAGAGTATTGTAATCTTACTCATAAGGAGTGTAAGATTGTGTTTAATGAATATTGTAATTTTCACCCTAAGACTTATGAAGGCGGCACAGAAATCAATTAAAACTTTTCCATTAAAAACTTGTCTTCGATATCCTGGCGGAAAATCTAAGGCAACTAAAACTCTTTCCCCATGGTTTCCCGAAAACTTTAAAGAATATCGTGAACCATTTATTGGTGGAGGATCTGTGGCATTTTATGCAACTCAGGCATATCCAGATGCTTCAGTTTGGATCAATGATCTTTATGTGCCACTTTATAATTTCTGGGTGCAACTTCGTGATAATGGGGAGGAACTCTCTGATCGTCTAAAAGACATTAAAACAAAGGCATCTGATTTTGCAACTCAGGATGAGAAGGATGCCGCACATAAGCAACTTTTTATTGATACAAAAGAACTGATCAATCAGCAAGATGGTATTGATCGTGCCGTAAGTTTTTTTATTCTTAATAAATGTAGTTTTTCTGGTTTAACTGAAAACAGTACTTTTTCACCTACAGCATCTCGATCCAATTTTTCTTTTGTAGGAATTGAGAAACTTAAGGAGTATTCTCAACTTATAAAAAAATGGAAGATCACAAATATAGATTATTCGAAGGTTATGAATGAACCTGGTGAAGATGTTTTTGTGTTTCTTGATCCACCATATGATATTAAAGATTTTCTTTATGGAAAAGATCGTGAAATGCACAAATTTTTTGACCATGACATATTTGCAGAGATGATCTACAAATGTCCTCATAAATTTATGATCACTTATAATTTGAATGATAGACTTTGTGAATTATACAAAGATTATTATTTGCGAGAATGGAAGATTAGATACTCTATGGCACACCGAGGTAGTAAAGGATCTGGTGAAAATTTAAAAACAGAATTATTGGTAACTAATTACCAGACAGTAAATACTTTGGAGTCTCTTCTATATGGCTGAATTAAAGGATTGGTTAAACTCGATTAATCAAACAAAAACTCATATGATGGACGAAGACCCTTCACTTGAGAAGGAATATGCTCCTTATATTATCAATCGTTGCCTCTCGGGGCATATTGATTGCATTATGTTTGCCAATGAAATGAATCGATATCATTTCCTCCCAAAGAAACTTCAATATGACTTTTTTATAAATAGTCTGAGGAAAAGGAAGAGATTTTCTCCCTGGCTCCGACAAGATAAAATCAAAGATCTTGATTATGTTAAACGTTACTATGACTATAGTAATGAGAAGGCAAAACAGGCTTTGAGGATTCTTACTAAAGAACAACTAACATTTATTAAATCGAAATTTGAAACTGGAGGAAAAAAATGAGTGTAGTTCAAGAACCTGAAGTAAAGTGGACGCCCGATCAAATGGTGGAAGTCATTCTGAATGAACCTGATGATTTTCTGAAAGTTCGTGAGACTTTGACACGCATCGGAGTTGCTTCACGCAAGGAAAAGAAAATCTATCAATCTTGTCATATTCTTCATAAGCAAGGTAGATACTATCTCGTGCATTTTAAAGAATTGTTTGCACTTGATGGAAAACATGCTAATCTTACGGTAAATGATGTTCAGCGTCGTAACCGTATCGCCCAACTTATTGCAGATTGGGGTCTTGTAGAAATTGTTGATGTTTCTAAGATTTCTGATATTGCACCACTCAATCAAATCAAAGTTCTTGCTTATAAGGACAAGGGAGACTGGATTTTGGAGACCAAGTATAATATTGGTGCTAAAAAGAAACGGGTGGAAGAGGAAACCGAATAAGAAAGTGGGGAGAGCAACACTCCTCATTTTTTATTATCTGTACATATATAATATTAAGGACGCCTTCGGGGTCCACAAAACACAAACTCGCTTTAAATAGGAGCTACTATAATGACTAACCTCACAAGGTACACTGCTGCGGATTTGCCTACCTTAATGGAAAGGATTAATCGACACAGCATTGGAATGGATGAGTATTTTGATCGTATATTTAATCTTCATGAAACTACTTCTAATTATCCACCATATAATCTTGTACAAGTCAGTAACGTAGAATCGAGACTAGAACTTGCACTTGCCGGATTTAAGAAGAAAGAAGTCTATGTCTATACTCAAGACGGTAAACTCTTTGTTGAAGGTCAAAAGGAAGACAAAGAAACTGATAGTAAGTATGTACACAAAGGTTTAGCTCAACGAAGTTTTACACGAGCCTGGACTCTCTCTGATGATACGGAAGTTAAATCTGTCGATTTTGAGGATGGCCTTTTGACTGTTACTCTTGGAAGAATTGTTCCTGACCATCATAAACGTAAAGATTATCTATAAATAGAATTGAATATTGTTGCCGCAGGGGAGCAACTGGCACAAACCAGTTGACACTCCCCCATTTTTTTGCTATAATGATTGGGAGGATAAAATAAAAAATGTCAATTAAATTAGCATTATTAAAATCTGGAGAAACTTTAATCTGTGATATTAAAGAATTAGTATCTGATGATAAGGTTTGTGGGTATTTGTTTAACAAACCACATAGAATTGAGTATAAAAGGCCAATTCTACTTACAGAAAATCAAAACAATTCTTCAGATGGGGAGGTTCAAGTTTCTTTGTCTCCTTGGATTCTTCTTACATCTGACGAACAAATTCCAATTTCGCCAGATTGGATTGTAACAATTGTAGATCCGGTTAAAACTATTTTAGAATTATATGAGGAGAAAGTAAATGGAAAAATCGATCAAGTGTCTTTTACTGAAGAATAATTTAGTAGTAGTATCTGAAGTTGTTGAAGTTGTTGCCGATCTTGGCGAACCAGATTGTAAACTTATTAATCCATATTTGTTGGATCAATCTTCACTAGAATTGACAACGTGGTTACAGTTTACAAATCAAAATGAAATTCTAATTCGATCAGAAGACATATTTACGTTTGTTGATCCAACCCAAGAAATTTTGGAAAAGTATTTAGAAAATTCATGAAAGTTTTGAGTATAGATTTGGACTACATTATGAGTCCAACAATACAACTTTATAATGGATTATTTTTTGATGATAATCCATCATTAAGATGGAGACAACTATATAACTTTTCAGATTTTCGGGAGCATCATTTTTATATTGATCAATCAAATTTATTATTTTGTTATAATACTTTTTTAAAATCGATAAAAAAATGTGATAAAGTATCATTTGGTTATGAGCATGATTCAATTCTTTTTGATCTAAAAGATTGTAAAGATATTGAATTAATTAATATTGATCATCATGATGATTTTTTTGGTGGAGATTATGATCAACATGTAGGTGGGGTTGATCGTGAATATCAAAATATTATCGATCATGATATAATACATGAAGGTAATTGGGGTGCATGGTTATCCAGTCAAAACAAATTAAAATCTTTTACTTGGATTGGAAATGCTAATAGTGCTAATAAAACCCGAAATGATTTAAATTCAAAATATTTTTCAAATTATAATAATCTCGAAAAAGAAAATTACCAATTTGAAGATTATAATTTTGATTATATTTTTGTATGTTTGTCTCCACAATATGTACCAAAAAATCATTGGCACTATTTTAGTATGTTTATCAGTGTCTACGAAGAATTTACTGGAAAGACTGCTAATATTATAACAAATAAATTTGAAACTTCCATACGGCACTTGAGGATTAATGATGCGATTTTACACCAACGTTCAAATGGTCGGTGATCATTTCTTGGTTCGTGGTTATGAGGATGGAAAACACTTCATGACCCGTGAGAAATTTAATCCGACTCTTTTTGTTCCTTCTAAAAAACAAACAAATTATAAAACCCTTACCGGTGAGTTTGTTGAATCTATCCAACCAGGAACTGTTCGTGAATGCAGGGACTTTATTAAGAAGTATAATGGTGTACAGGGATTTAAAATTTGTGGAAATGAACGATTTATCTACCAATATATTTCAGAAACTTATTCGGAAGAAGAACTTAAGTTTGATATTAATAAAATCAAATTAACCACTATCGATATTGAGGTTGCATCAGAAAACGGATTTCCTGATGTAGAAAGTGCTGCTGAAGAAATTTTATTGATTACTCTTCAAGATTATTCTACAAAAGAAATTATAACTTGGGGGCAAGGTCCATTTAAGTTGAATCAAGATAATGTTTATTATAAAAGATTCAACAATGAATATGATCTTCTTAATGACTTTATCAGTTGGTGGATGATTGAGGAGAATACTCCTGAAGTCATCACTGGTTGGAATAGCAAACTTTACGATATTCCATATATTGTTCGTCGATTGGATAGAATTCTTGGTGAGAAATTGATGAAGCGCATGTCTCCTTGGGGACTTGTAACTGAGGAAGAAACGTATATCACTGGTCGTAAGTATATTTCTTATGATATTGGTGGAATTAGTCAACTAGATTATCTTGATTTGTATAAGAAGTTCACCTATACAAATCAGGAATCTTATCGTCTTGACCATATTGCTAATGTAGAACTTGGTCAGAAAAAATTGGACCACTCTGAGTTTGATACTTTCAAAGACTTCTATACTAAAGGTTGGCAGAAGTTTGTAGAATACAACATCAAGGACGTTGAACTTGTTGACCGTTTGGAAGACAAGATGAAACTAATTGAACTTGCTCTTACGATGGCATATGACGCTAAAGTAAATTATGAAGATGTATTCTTTCAAGTTCGTATGTGGGATACAATCATCTATAATTATTTGAAAAAAAGAAATATTGTTATTCCGGCAAAGGAGAGAACTGATAAGGATGCCAAGTATGCTGGTGCTTATGTAAAAGAACCCATTCCTGGTAAGTATGATTGGGTAGTTAACTTCGACCTTAACTCACTGTATCCTCACCTGATTATGCAATACAATATTTCACCAGAAACTTTGGTGGAACAAAGGCATCCTTCAGTAACTGTAGATAAGATTCTGAATCAAGAGATTGATTTTGAACCTTATAAAGAGTATGCTGTGTGTGCAAATGGTGCAATGTTCCGCAAAGATGTTCGTGGTTTTCTTCCTGAACTGATGGAAAAGATCTATAAGGATCGCACCATTTATAAGAAGAAAATGATTGCGGCAAAACAAGAATATGAAAAGAAAAAGACAAAAGCATTGGAAAAGGAGATTGCAAGGTGCAATAACATTCAAATGGCAAGGAAGATTCAACTTAATAGTGCTTATGGTGCTATTGGCAATCAGTACTTCCGTTATTTTAAACTAGCAAATGCTGAGGCAATTACTCTTTCTGGTCAAGTTTCAATTCGTTGGATTGAAGAAAAAATTAATAAGTACTTAAACAAAATTCTTAAGACAAATGATGTTGACTATGTTATTGCTTCGGATACTGATTCTATCTACCTTAATATGGGTCCTTTGGTGGAGACTGTATACAAAGGAAGAGAAAAAACTACTGAGAGTATTGTGTCGTTCCTTGATAAGGTCGCTCAGGTGGAACTTGAAAAATATATTGAAAGTTGCTACCAAGAACTGGCAGATTATGTGAATGCATATGATCAGAAGATGCAGATGAAACGTGAGAACATTGCCGAACGTGGAATCTGGACTGCCAAGAAACGGTACATCCTAAATGTCTGGGATAGTGAGGGTGTTCGTTATGATCAACCTAAACTGAAAATGATGGGCATTGAGGCAGTCAAATCTTCTACTCCAGCACCTTGCCGTCAGATGATTAAGGATGGTCTGAAGATTATGATGAGTGGGACTGAGAATGATGTAATTAATTTTATCGATAAGTGCCGTGAAGAGTTCAAGAAACTTCCACCAGAACAGATTGCATTTCCTAGAACTGCTTCTGATGTTCGCAAGTATTCATCTTCATCAACCATTTATGCTTCAAAAACTCCTATTCATATTCGTGGAGCACTTCTCTTCAATTATTATATTAAGGATAAAAAACTTACTAATAAATATTCACTCATTGGTAATGGTGAGAAAATCAAATTTGTCTATCTTAAAAAACCTAATATTATTCAGGAGAATATTATCTCCTTTATTCAAGACTTTCCCACAGAACTTGGTCTTGACAAATACATTGATTATGAACTACAATTTGAAAAGAGTTTTCTTGAACCACTGAAATCTATCCTTGATGCAATTGGATGGAATGTGGAAAAAACTGTAAACCTTGAATTATTTTTCTCTTGATGGATTTACCTATTAACGACAAAGAATTGGATACTATTATTAGTGCTATGAGATTGGGTGGAGATGTTGCACTATATCAAAAACTTTGGACATATAAAATGAATTATCTTAATAAAGAAAAAATGGAGAATAAGTAATTATGGATTTTCTTAAAGACATTGTAAAAGAAATTGGTGGTGATTACACACAACTTGCTTCTGAAATAGATGAGACTGAAACTTTTGTGGATACGGGTTCGTACATATTCAATGCTCTTGTATCTGGGAGTATCTTTGGTGGTGTATCTGGTAATAAAATCACTGCAATCGCAGGTGAAAGTTCTACTGGAAAAACTTTCTTTAGTTTGGCAGTGGTCAAAAATTTTCTTGATAATAATCCTACTGGATACTGTTTGTATTTTGATACTGAAGCTGCAATCACCAGATCCTTATTGGAGGGCAGAGGCA